CCAGCGCCGAGCCCGGCGTCTGGATTACTTCCAGGGCGGAATATCAGCGCGGGATCATGGACGCGATCAGCGATCCGCGCATCGATACCGTCGTGGTGATGTCGAGCGCCCAAGTCGGCAAGACCGAGATTGTGAACAATGTCATCGGGTTTCATGTCGCGCAGGATCCAGCGCCGGTTTTGGTGCTGATGCCAACGCTTGAACTCGGTGAAGCATGGTCGAAAGACCGTCTCGCGCCGATGTTGCGGGATACGCCGGCACTGCGAGGCAAGATCAAGGACGCGCGGAGCCGCGACAGCGGCAACACGCTGTTGCACAAGGCATTTCCTGGCGGACATCTGACGATCTGCGGTGCAAACAGCCCTGCTTCGCTGGCATCGAGGCCCATTCGGGTCGTACTTTGTGACGAGGTGGACAGATATCCGGCCAGTGCGGGCACAGAAGGCGACCCGGTGACGCTGGCGCGCAAGAGAAGCGCGACATTTTGGAACCGAAAGCTGGTTTTGACCTCGACGCCGACCGTCAAGGGCGGCTCGCGCATCGAAATGGCGTTCGAAGCGAGCGACCAGCGGCGATATTGGGTGCCTTGCCCACATTGCGATGAGCATCAGGTGCTGCGGTGGTCCTCGGTGCGCTGGCCGCCAACAGAACCGCACCGCGCAGCGATCCATTGCGTGGCGTGTGGATGCGAATGGACCGATGTCGAGCGGTGGGCCGCGATCAAGCGCGGCGAATGGCGCGCGGAAGCACCGACGAACAGCGTCGCGGGCTTTCACCTGTCGGAATTGTATTCGCCATGGTCCAGGATCGGCGAAATCGCGCAAGCGTTCATCGAAGCGAAGAAATCGCCCGAGACTTTGAAAGCCTGGACGAACACCAGCCTGGGCGAAACCTGGGAAGACGCGGGCGAGCGGATCGACGACACCGGCTTGATGGACCGCCGCGAGGAATGGTCCGACGCACCGGCCGATGTGCTGGTGCTGACAGCCGGCGTCGATGTGCAGGACAACCGCCTCGAGGTGGAGATCGTCGGGTGGGGCCGAGACGAGGAAAGCTGGTCGCTCGGATGGCATGTGATTCACGGCGATCCGTCCGCACCGGCGCTTTGGGCTGACCTAGATCGCCTTCTGACGACGCCGCTGCGGCGCGAGGATGGCGCGGAACTGAGCATCGCGGCAGCAGCGGTGGACAGCGGCGGGCACCACACGCAAGCGGTGTACGCCTACTGCCGAGACCGCTACCGGCGTCGCGTCTACGCGATCAAGGGCATGGCCGGGCCGGGGCGTCCGGTGTGGCCGAAGAAGGCGTCGAAGAACAACGCGGGCCGGGTCAACCTGTTCCTGATCGGCGTCGATGCGGCGAAAGAGGCCGTGTATGCGCGCCTCAAGATCTCGCGGCCGGGCGCGGGCTTCTGCCATTTTCCGGCGGATCGCGAGGCCGACTATTTCGCGCAGCTGACCGCCGAGACGATCAGCACGCGCTACACCAGGGGCTTTCCTGTCCGCGTCTGGACGAAGCGACCCGGCGCTCGCAACGAGGCGCTGGACTGCCGCGTCTATGCATACGCGGCGCTTCAAGCCCTCGCGGTTAACTGGACCCGGCTGGCCTCGGCCAGCGCAACATTTCGACGCGCGGCTCCGGCGGAGCCTGCGGCGCAGATCGATCAACCGGCGGAACAGCCAGCCCCGCCACCGGCCCCGAGGCCAGCGCCTCGACCGGCTTTCGTGCGGCCAGCGCGCGGCGGCTGGATGAACGGATGGAGATCCTAGATGAGCAAGACCAACGACTGGGAAAACGACCTCCTGCTGCTCGTTTTCCAGAATACGAACGCCGCCAACATCGGCGACGCCACGGGCCTGCGCGGGTCCAGCACGGCGGGCAATCTGTTCATTTCGCTGCATACCTCCGATCCAGGTGAAGCGGGGAACCAGAGCACCAACGAAATCGCGTACACCAGCTACGCGCGCGTGCAACTGGCGCGCACCAGCGGCAATTTCACCGTCACCGGCAACGCGGTGGCGTTCGCTGCCAACGTCGATTTCCCGGCGGGCACCGGCGGCTCCGGTACCGCGACGCATTTCGGCATCGGCGTGGCAACCAGCGGCAGCACAAAGCTGCTCTATAAGGGCGCTCTGAGCCCGTCCATCGTCTGCGGAAACGGCGTCACGCCGCGCATCAATGCCGGAACCGTCGTGACCGAGGACTGATCGCATGGCCGATAACGTCGCGATCACCCCCGGCAGCGGCGCGAAAGCGGCCAGCCGCGAGGTCAGCTACAGCGGCGAGACCGCGCAGATGCAGGTCGTCGCGCTGGCGACGGTCGCGGGCGCGGATGATGCGAAGACGGTCTCGGATGTGTCGGAGGCGACGCCGCTGCCCGTCGCGGGCTATGGCGAGCTGATCGAGACGCTTCAAGCGATTCGCATGGCGATTCATTCGCTCGTTCGCAGCATTGGCATGGTCGCGGTCGATTCAAGCGGGCGACTGCGAACTTCGACTGAAAACACGGCAGGAACAAACGTAAACATAAGCGGCAGCGTTACGGCTTCTGTTTCCAATGCGACCGTAACGACCGTTTCGACCGTGACAAACCAGTCGCAGATGGGCGGCTTCGCCGCACAGGACCAGATCCCTGCGCTGATGCATCTCCAGGCGGACAACCTCCGCCGCAACATCTCGGTGACCTGACATGCCGACCACAAACGGAAACCGCAAGATCCTCGACCTCAAGCGTTGGGAGATGTGCGCTCCGCCGCCGCAGCCGACGAATGCGGCGCACTTCATCGTGTCGTCGCGCCACTACCGGCAGCAGCAGTTGCTGGTCTCCAGCAACACCGTCGCGCATCTCTACAACCCGAGCGAGGACGGCTGGGTTCAGGTGCCGTCGCCCGCTCTCGCGGGCACGTTCGGCGCTGGTGCTTGCGGTGTCGCAGGATCGTTCTCGACCGGCGCGACCGCTGGCGCATCGTTCCTGACTGCTACGGCAGGCACGACGACGACCATCACGACGAACCAGACGCTAGCGCGCGATCTGCGTGGCTACAGCGTCTATTTTGTCGGCGGCACGAACGCGGGCAAGTTGAAGACGATTGCGTCGAACACCATCGGCGCAAACGCTGTCATCACGTTCACGGATGCCGAGGCAACGGCGTTCGACGCAACATCTCAGTACCGGCTGAAGACGCCGGTCTTCTTCGTGCTCGGCGCGGGCACGCTCGCGAGCGGCTCGTTCAAGCGGTACGACTTTGCGACGAACACCTGGGTGACGCTGGTCAATACCGGCCTGCCCGCGTCGTGGGGCACCGACGGCCGTCTGTGCTCGACACCGGCGTGGATCGACCTGGGCTTCAAGTCGTTTGCCACCGGCACCGCGACGGCTGGCGCATCCACGACACTGACCAACAGCGCGAAGTCGTGGACGACGAACCAGTGGGCGAACTACCAGATCCGCATCACCGCAGGAACGGGGGCCGGGCAGATCCGCACGGTGGCGTCGAACACCGGAACGGTCATCACCGTTTCGAGTGCCTGGACGACGACGCCGGATGCGACCTCGCAGTACAGTCTCGAAGGCAACGACGATTTCATCTACGCGCTCGGCAACAACGCGGTGACGATGTACCGCTACAGCATCAGCGGCAACACTTGGTCAACGCTATCGCCCGGCGTGGCACGCGGCGGCGCTCCTGGGCAGGGCATGTCTGGGCACTGGATCCACAGCGTGCCGGCATCGGACTGGAACAACGAGAACGCGATCCTCAACGGTCGCTACATCTACTCGTTCCGTAGCAACGGCGGCGCGCTGCTCGATCGTTACGACATTGCTGCCAACACCTGGGCGGCCATGACCTACAGCCCGGCGGCCGAGACGTTCACGACCGGCACGAAGTGGGCCTACTGCAAGGACGCGATCTACGCGCAGAAGGACGTGACCGGCCGCTGGCTCCGATACGATCTTGCGCAGTCCGCGATGGATGGATGGGGCGCAATGCTGTTCCCAAACGGCGCGGCTCAAGTGGGCGACTTGGCATTCGATGTGACCTATCGCGACGGCGCGACCGAGATCGACTACATTCATATGGTGCTCAACACCAGCACCGTGCATCTGCGTCAGATGGTGATCTGACGATGACCATCCCCGACTTGATCTCGCTTGCAGTGGCGCGGTTGTCGAACCTGACCGCGCTTCGCACCTCATCGCAGCGGTTGGGCGACGCCGCGAGGCTGGAGCAGATCGAGAACGAAATCGCCGAGACCGAAGCGACGCTCGAAATCCTGCGGGGAATTTCATGACGCTCGCCGACCGCCTCGCCCAGCCCGACCTCGCGGACCTGCCGGACTGGCAGGCTGCGGCGGCGCTCAACGAGCCCGACCCAACGCTGCCGGCGATCGAGACCTGGGAGCCCACGCAGATCGGCATCGGCGCAATCCTCGACACGCTCGGGCCGACCGCCGGCGCGACCTTCCTCGACGCCCTGGAAGTGCTGGCCGAGACGACGCCGGTTGTGAGGTGGGGCCTGGAA